ATGTGGCTCACGGCTTCACCTCCTCTGCTTTGGCCGGTGTCATCCGCATCGAAAGCCATCGCAGATTGTTGTTCTCCAGTTTCAACGCCTCGACCTCCGCATGCAGGCGGCGCAGTTCGGCGGCGGCAGCAACTTGCGTTGCCACCCTCGCGCCCTGCGTATACCGCTCAGCCTCGCGCAATCGTCCGGCCATCAACAACGCCTTAGGCATCACGCTCACGGCTTCACCCCCCTCGGTCCCGCACACTCGCCCTTGAACATCGCGTGACACCGCCCGCCGCCGTCGAGGCAGTTCGGGTACGCGCAGCCGGTGCGCTGCCCGCGCAGCTGCTCGAGCTCGGCGCCGTACTCGGCGCACCGCTCCATCAGTTCCTTGCACTTCGCCCGGTACTCGGCCTCGCTGTGCGCGCGCGCGAGCCATTCCCTGTCCCAGTCGTCGAGTTCAATCGCCACGGTCCACCTCCGCGATCCGCTTGCCGATCCAGGCCATGCACGGCACGGCCATGCTGTTACCCAATGCCTTGTAGCGCGGCCCGTCCGGTGCTTCGGGCTTCTTGCGCCACGGGATGTTCGTGTAGCCGTCAGGGAAGCCTTGCAGCCGCTCGCACTCGACGGGCGTGAGGCGGCGGACTTGCATGGCGGTGGCCGCAGGCTGTGCTACGGCCTGCACGTTGCGCGTGCGGAAATTGTTGCTGCCTTCGTGCGTGTAGGTGCGACCCTCGTTCGCGGTGAGCGGGTCGGCGACCTCTTGCGACCATGCGACGGGCTGCGCCACAAACTGATCTTGCGCCGCCGCCAACGTAAAGGCGCGTTCCTCGCTGCCGAGGTAGCCCTTGCCAGCCTGCTTGCCGATGTTGGTGCTGCCGCGACTGCCATCCTCGCGCTCAACGCCGCCGCGGACTTTGAAAATGTGCGGCGTTACTCCTGCGCTGCCGTTTGCAACGCTACCGCCAACGCCGCCGGCAACGCCTTGCCGCGCTTCCCGGCTCGGCGGAGAATCCCGGCGCACGCTTTCGCGCTCAAAAAGAACCGCTGCGGCACGCTGCCAGTCTCCAAGATGTCCGACAACGAACACACGACGGCGGCGCTGGGCCACTCCGAACCATTGAGCGTCCAAGACTCGGTAGGCCCACCCATACCCCAACTCCCCCAGCGCCCCGAGGAAGGTTCCAAAGTCCCGTCCTCCGTTCGATGACAGGACGCCGGGGACGTTTTCCCAGACAACCCATCTAGGCCGGTAACGCTGAGCGATTGCAAGGTACGTGAGCATGAGGTTTCCTCGAGGGTCTTCGAGGCCCTTGCGGAGCCCCGCGACGCTGAAGGATTGGCAGGGGGTTCCTCCGACAAGAAGGTCAACTGGTTCATCCGGCCACTCCGTGAACTTGGTCATATCGCCGAGGTTCGGCACGTTGGGGTAGTGATGCGCGAGCACCGCAGACGGGAACGGTTCGATCTCGCTGAACGCGACCGGCTGCCAGCCGAGTGGGTGCCATGCGACGGATGCGGCTTCGATGCCGCTGCAGACTGAGAGGTACTTCAATCGGAATCCTCCGCGCTGTGCCAGTCGCGCTGGCGCTTAAGGAACGTCGGCCACTTGAGCTCGTCCACCCAGCTGCGATCGTCTATCAGCACTTGGTTGGTGGGCTGCGCCGTGAATCGGCCGTTGTCGAGCTGCAGGAAGTAGAACTCCTTGCTCTGCGCCGGCGAGGCGCTGAACGCATCGCCGACCGGCGCCAAGGTGAAGAGGTACATGCCGGCGTGCTCGGCGCCGTCCTGCAGCCGCACCCTCGCATTCATGGAGGAGAGGTACGGATATTCGAGGGTCGTGAACTGCCACCCGTAGGCGTCCCAGGTCGCGGCCTGCCACGGCTCCCAGGGCGGGGCGTCCTTGACCGCGGCGAGCTGATGCAGCGGCACGTTGCGGTAGACCGCGCCACACTCGAGCAGCACATGGCAGCCGAACGCGCGGCCGGGCCACGAGGTCAACCCGAACCAGACCGCGCGCAGCGGCTCGTGCTTGCCGATGGCATCCGCGTCGATCCAGACATACTGATGCGCGGGCAGCGGGCCGGCGTGTGTGTGTAGCGTCATAAGGTACCGGCTGTCTGGACGGGGCCGGGCTCCGGGGAATGTTCTCGCCAGACTCGAGGGGGGATGGTCCTACGCCGCGCGCTTCTTGAGCTTCTCGTTCAGATCGTGCAGCGCCCGCAGGTGCAGGAAGGCCGGCCAGGCATCATCGTCCAGGGACGGGTAAAAGTGGTGGCCGAAGTCACCGTTCTCCTTGCTGAACCGCAGCAGGTGGTACCCGCCGTCGATCCGGTTCCCGGTCGTCTCCTCGTACGCCTTGGCGTAGGCCGCCAACTGGCACAGCATCTCCGGCCAGACCGAGTTCGAGGTCTTGAAGTCCCCGAGCACGAGCTTGCCGTCGAGCCTGCCGATGAAGTCCAGGGTGCCACCGTACCGGTGCGCCTCGGATATCACCTTCACCTCGCAGTCGATGATTTCAAGCTGCGTGCCCTTGCACCAGAACTCAAAGGCCGAGTAGGCCGACGATGCGCGCGCGCGGAACGACACCGGGTCGGTGACGGTCTCGGCGGCGATGCTCTGCTCGAGCACCTCCGTCGGGTTCCCGCCCTTCACCCACGCCTCGCACATGGCGTGCACACACGTCCCGATGGCGAGGATGTCGTTCCCTTCGTACAGACCGCCAGGCGCGTCCTTGCCTTGACCCTCCAGCAGCCCGTGCTCGCGGCCCTGCTTGTACGCCCAGTTGATGAGCGCGCCCGGGTCCTTGATCTTGAGGACCGTGGTGACCGACGGGATCTTCTTCCCGTCGGCTGCCTTGTACCCTTGTCGTGGCGTGGGCATGGTCAGAAGCTCAGGTCGTCGTCGGCGAAGTCCGACGCCGGCACGGCAGGCGCCGCGGCAGGCTTCGGGGCCGCCTTCGGCGCGTCCACGATGCGCGCGGCGATCTTGTCCTGCATCCAGGTCGGGAGCTTGTCGAAAATCACCCCGTCCGGCGCGTCGGTCGAGTACACCAGCGCCTCTCCCTCGAGCGCCGGCGCCGGGATCGCCTTCGGCAGCGGCATGATGGACGTGAGGTTGGCATACGTCCGGTCGCTTTTCACCGAGTGCGTCACGTTGATGAAAGCCGGCTTCCCGGCAATCTTGCCCAAATCGAACTTCTTGAGCTCCTCCGGCGTGAACGCCTTCCCGCGCCACGAGGTCAGCAGCGCGTAGAGCGTGCTCTTCTCGTTGAGGCTCAGACCCACCGTGCGGCTGATGACCGCCGGCAGGCTCTTCGTCTCGCCGTCCTTCGTGATCTCGACCCGGATCTCCGGGATCTGGAACCGCAGCACCACCGTGCGCTTCGGCGCGAACTGGCCGCCCGGGGAGGGCTGGACGCCGACGTCCACCACCATGTCGCACACGGCCGCATACGCACCCGCCTCGATGGGCTTGCGGGGCTCGAAACTGCCGCCAGAGGCGGCGCTGACATACAGACTCATCGCTTCTCTCCTTCTTGGGTTGTTGAATCGACTCTTCGGATTTCGACCACGCCGTCGTGGCCGGTAAAAATGGACAGCCCAGAGAACCGCAGCGCCTGCGCCAACTCGCCGACGCTGACGCCGACGAGGCGCGCGCGGGTCGGGGCGGTGACGCTCGCGGCGTCCACGCGCAGGCCCATCGTCCGCTCTAGGCTTTTGTAGAAGTTGTCGACCGGGGCGCTCATACGAACCACCGCGAGTGCTTGTGCGGCTGCACGACGCGCGCGCGGATGGTCGGGTGCGGCAACCGCTCGCGACGGTCGCGCAGGCACTTCCACGGCGGCGGGCGGGTGAAGATCCAGACGCCGATGGCGAGGAAGAACGCCGCCATGCCAATCGTCACGACGGTGACGTAGAAGATGTCGAAGGCGCTCATGCGGCCACCTGCAAGGACTGGTCGCCCACCAACCACGCGCGCAGCTGCTGGCGCATGTAGCCGATCTGGTCGCAGATCTCGACGACGCGGACGTCGGCGGTGAAGAACTCGTTGCCGCTGTGGTTGATGGTCAGCTGCAGCAGCTCGCGCGCGACCGCTTGGTAGTAGTGGCCGCCGACGATGCAGACCTCGGAGAACGGCCGCCGGCCGCAGCTCGTGGCCTCGACCAGCATCGCCAGCGTCTCGGGCGTCACGCCGCGCGCGATAAGCTCACGGCCGCGCACGTTGTCCATCTTCCGGTTGTACCGGCAGATGGGAGTGGAGCCGGCGATCCAGCCGTGCTCGGCAGACAGCACGGTGACGTGCGCCAGCTCGCCAGTCGGGTCCGCAGCCTTGAGGGTCTGCCACACCGGCCCGACGTAGCGCTCAACGGCCGGCACCGGCAGCGCCTGCGAGGACTTCGTGGCCGAGCAGGCCATGATGAGGAGGCGGCTCATGCGGCCACCTCGTTGTGGTAGCGGCCAGTACCGCCGCAGCTGTAGCAGGTGAACAGGCAGCCCGTGCCTTCTTCGACGCCGTGGTCGCCCATGCCGCCGCAACTGGGGCAGATGTTCTGCGCCGCGTAATAGGCTTCACGAGCCTCGAAGGCACACTCCGCAGCGTACTCAAGCCATTCGCTGATGTTCATTTTTGTCTCCTTCTATCGCTTCCGGTCGGCAACATCGCCGCCCGTGGAAAGGATAGTGGCACAGCCGAAAACGGATTACAACCCCCCGGTGTAAAATATTTTCATCCCCCCTTCCGCGCCCTATACCGAAGGTTGTACCATGTCAACATGAGCAGGAAAGTCACGCCGCAACACGCGGCCATCATCTACGCCGTGGACAAAGCCGGGGGCCAGTCAGCCCTTGCCAGAGTCCTGCGGATCAGGCCACAGGCCGTCCAGAAGTGGTGCGCGCGCGGCAGCGTCCCGGCGCTGCGGGTGCTTGCGGTAGAGGCCGCGACCGGTGTATCACGCAAGGCTCTTCGGCCGGATCTCTACCCATGACCAAACCAGACCTCACCGCCGTCGTGCCCGTCGAGCGCGTCCTCGAGCTCGCCAAGCGCGTCCCCGTGTTCCCCTGCCGTCGGCGCGACGAGGCCGACCAAAGCGGCCGCACCCTGCGCGCCAAGAGCCCCCTCACCAGCAACGGATTCAAGGCCGCCACCCAAGACGAGGCGCAGATCCGGCGCTGGTGGAGCGAGCGCCCAGACGCCCTCGTCGGTGTCCCGACCGGCTCCACCACGCGCATCGTGGCCGTGGACTACGACCACAAGTCAGCCGGACAGGCCGCGCAAGACTGGATCGCCGAGCACCAGGACGTGCTCATCGCCACCCGGGTGCACCAGACCGGCGGCGGCTCAGGCGGCCGGCACTACCTCTTCAGCCTGCCGCCCGGGGTCAAGATACGGGGCGGAGTCTCCGTCACGCTGGGCAAGGTGCGCCGCGACGGGCTCGACATCCGCGCCGAGGGTGGCTACATCGTCTGGTGGCCGCTGCATTTCGGCCAGCAGGGGCCGGTGGGCGACATCCAGCCGCTGCCGGCCGGGCTCATCGACGAGCGCCGCATGGACCTCGAGCTCCCCGCCGAGGTCGCCAAGAAACTGCCGCCGAAGCCCGGCACCAGCCAAGACTTCCAGCGCGACCTGCCGCGGCTCACCGAGGCGCTCGCCTACATCGACCCGACCGGATACGACGCCTGGCTGATGGTCGGCATGGCGCTGCACCACGCCTCCGGCGGCGCAGACGACGGACTCGAACTCTGGGACTCGTGGTCCTGCGGTGGCATCACCGGCGAGCTGCCGGCCTCCTACGCCGGGCGCGCCGACATCGAGTACCGCTGGCAGTCCTTCCACCTCGACCGTGGCGGCGGCGTCACCCTCGGCAGCGTGTTCAACGCCGCCAAGGCGGGCGGCTGGGTGCCCGTCCCCGAGGCCGTGCGGCTCGGGCCTCCGCAGCGTGAGGAGCCGCCACAGCACGGCTACGACGACACGCCAGAGGCGCGCGGCATGGAGCGCGTGCGGGAGCCGGACGTCACGACGCTGTCGCCAGGCGCCGCCAACGCCACGCCCGGCCTGCGCGTCGAGCTGCGCCACGTCGCCGACATCGTGGAGGAGAACCGCGAGCCTGAGTGGCTCCTGCACCATGTCATCGAGGCCAAGGTCGTGGCCGTCCTGGCGGGGCCGCGCGCGAGCTTCAAGAGCTTCATAGCCTTGGATTGGGCCATGCGGATCGCCACCGCCGGCAACCCGGTGGCGCTGCTCTCCGGCGAGGGCGGCGGACTCGGCAGGCGCGTCAAGGCGTGGATGCAGACCTTCGGCGGCGGCCAAGACCTGCGCAGCCTGCCCATCCTCGCCCTCGAGCGCCCCCTTAACCTTAACCGCGAGGAGGAGATGTCCATGCTCGTCGAGGCCATGGACAAGGCCGGCATCCGGCCGACGCTGGTCGTCATCGACACGCTCTCCAAGTTCAGCGCCGGCATGGATGAGAACTCGAACCAGGAGGTCGCCGCCTACCTTGCCGCCGTGTCCCGGTTCATCCGCGAGCGGTACGACGCCTCCGTCCTGATCGTGGCGCACTCCGGGCACGGCGACGCCGACCGCCCGCGGGGCGCCAGTGCTCTCATGGCAAACCCGGACAGCGAGTTCATCGTCAAGCGCGCCGCCCAGCCGAACACCCACGTCGAGGTCACCCGGCAGCGCTTCAAGGACACCGGCGAGCTGCCGAACCTTGCCTACGAGGCCGAGGTCGTCGACCTGGGCGCGGCCGACCGGTACGGCGAGCGGTTGACCAGCCTCGTCATGCGACAGAGCGTGGCGCAGGGGGAGAAGCCCATCAGCGCCCAGGCGCCGCAAGGGAAGGCGCAGCGGACCATCCTGCTCGCCCTTAGGGAGCGTCAGAAGCGGTCCGAGACGCCCGTCGTCTGGACCGTCGAGGAGCTGCGCCAGATCGGGAGGGAGTGCGGCATCAGCCGGCAGTCTGTCCACGATGCGGTCGAAAAGCTCGTCATGTCGCCCTTCCTGACGGCCACGGTGGGCGGCTCGAGGCTCACAAATGAGTGATGTCCGAAAATGTCCGAAAGCGTCAAATTCGGACAGTTTCGGACGGTCAAGATGTCCGAAAATGTCCGAGTGTGCTTAGCACTCGGACATTCGGACATGACTTCGGACATGGAACAAGACAGGAGGAAGCATGAGGTACAAGACAAGTCCGTTGCGCCGTGTTGCTTTGTCGCAACATAGCGCAGATACGCCACTAGCCCGGCGGAT